TCCAACGGTGCCTCGGACTCTCCACGCATGATTTCAATCCGCTTGCAGACCCAAGCGTAGATGCGGGGCAGGTCCCACTTAATGAGGCCGCACTCCCGTGCGTAGATAGCCCCAACGAGATTGGCTGCGATGGTAGCCGACCAGAAGCGCTCCCGTGGCAGCAGCTTAAGCTCCCGGTCGATCTTGGATTGTGTGCTTTCCAGTTTCGACAGCACGTCCGGGAGCTTGGATAGGATATGCCGAATGTAGATGGGGCCTGCGTGTCCGTAGTTTTCCAGCAGCACCTTGTCGAACATATGCTTGCCATACTCGGTGCCCACCGCCTCGACGAGGTTGATGGGGTACTCAATCAGACGCATCAACTCGCCTTCTGGAGCGCGCTTCAGCACGGACAGCTTTTCCGCAAACGACGCATTGGCCGTGGATACAGTGATAGTTTGCCATGTGGTGTTGTTCTCGCGCAGCTCGTTGCTGCCGGACACCATGCGCTCTTTACCCTTACCGTTAGACAGGCCGTAGAGAAGCTCGGAGTACTCCTCCGGCGACATATTGGTCAGCTCGTCCATGGTTGCGGGTAGGTGGTTGAGAATACCCACCCAGAGCAGTCGCCCGTTGATCGTGTCCTTCTGCGACAGGCGCAGGTCCTTGGGGTGCCCGTAGACGCTGTTCACCAAGTGCAGCACGGTCGACTTACCTGTACCGGAGCGAGGGTTATACAAGTTGATGACCGCCCCCGTCTGGTTGAGAAACTTCAGCAGCGGAGCGCCAAAGGCACTCAGCGCCGCGAACGCGTGGGGCTCCATACCCGGTTGGTTGAACAGCGCCGCTGCTTCCTTCCACTTATCCAGCGCGCCCACCGGACCAATGAACTTGGCCAGTTTCTGCGTGGTCTTGGACGGCGGCGAATAGACGTGCCCCGTTGCGGTAATTTCTTGATCCCCGAGGGCGAACCTGTTGTTGCCCTCGACCCATCCAAATTGCTGTCTCATAATCTCCGCCTTGTCTTTCTGTTGGCGCATATCCGCCGATGCCATGATGTAGTCGTGTACTATGTTGGCTTTCTTGCCTCTAATGTAAGCACCCCCGTCCGCCATTATCTTACGGAACTCGTCGAAGGCCGAGATTTTCATCATCGGAAGCGTGAACTCCCGTATCCCGTCCGCCGGCAGGTGCAGGCGTATAAGCACTTGGTCTTTATACCCCCCGTCGACACGGTCAGTGATGCGCTTCACCACGTACAGGTCGTAGGGGTAGATGCAGATGGGGTCCGGTTGCTCCCCCGCTTCGTTTTTTTGTGGCAGCACCCAGACACCGCCGCCCTCGCCCCGGTAATAGGGTTTGGGGTACGGAGGTATCTCGAACGTCTGAACCTCTCCGGCTACTTCTTCCACCTTGATGTTGTTGGTAGCCACCTTGGGGATTTTGCCTAGGTCACGGGGACCGAAGATTTTACCAAGGTGCTTGCACCCCTCGCAGCGGTCGGGGTACGTTGTCTTGTACCGGGCACAGCTAGTCGCCTTCCGGATGGTGGCTACCTTCTTGTCCACCACCTCCGGGTCGTACTCGGGATGGTCCTTGGATATCATATGGACCGCCGTAGCGGCGTCCTCGCACAACGCCGCCACAGACAAGGCGTAGAACCACTCGTTGTAGTCCGCGTCCACTTGGTTGGTGTAGGCGTGAGCCAGCTGGGCGCAGCCATCATCCTTGGCGGTCCGCTGCATGATACGCTTGAAGCTGTAGCCCACCCCGTCCAGCTGTGCCTGCTGTTGGGGAGAAGCCTTGTAGCCGGGGTCGAAGATAGACTTGGCTGGTGCTGGGGGCACCACGCCTAGCGTCTGACAAAACTCTTCAAAGACAATGGGCTCCCCTTCGTACGCCACGGTGACGGGGACCCGCCCGTCGCGCTTCAGGTTGAACGTGCCCGGTACGCGCAGGATGCGCGCCGCCTCAAAAACCTTCCCGTCTACACGCATCCCTTGGGTGCGGCAGACCTCGCGCAGTCGATGCGCGATAGGCTCCCATTGGTTAGGCGCTATCTCTTCTGTCAGCGCCCAGTAGACGTGCCAGCCATAGCCGGAGTCCACCAGCGTGGGGCGTGGGAGCCCTACGGTCTTGCAGAAACCCCGGAGTGCCTTGAGCCCCTGCTCTTGGGTGTCGTAGTCCTTACCGGGTACGCAGTCGATATCCAACCAGAACGCTTTGAGCGCGAGGACGTTTTCCTGTGTGCGCCTCGTGGGTTCCTTGTACGTAGCTACTCCAAAGTAAACATCTCTGCCTCCCCTCAAAAAAGTTTCGATTGTTGCGTCTGCCTCATCTCTGTCTGAGGCGAGGTGCTGGCGCACCTGCCCGTTTTTAATGCCAACAACGGCAATATGACCAGATGCAGGCTGGACGTGCTTTAACAGGTCGAAGTCCATCCGGCGTCACTCATCGTTGCGGGGAAAACCCGCCAACTCTGCTCTCTTTGTGCTCGTTAGTCGAGACTAGCTAGGTACCGCTCTATCATCGGCTGGTGTACCTCTGACGGGTCGTACTCACCAGTGAACCAGAAGTAGATGGTCTGACGGGTGACCCCTAGGGCCCCGGCGACTTTCGTCACCGGGATATTGCGCTCGATGCAAGCTCGACCCAAGCGCACCCCTAGGCGGTCTTTATCCCCGTTCAGGATAGCCTCGGCTACATAAAGGCTGTAGCCGCGCATGACTTATTCTCCATCCTCTTCGTCGTCGAGCCACGCCGCCATGGCCTGCTTGAGCTCAGGCTTAGCTGCCTTCACCTCGGTAGTGGCGCGCTTAGGTGTGGCGCGCTTAGGTGTGGCGCGTTTGGTCGGAGCTTCTTCCGCTGCCGGAGCCGGAGCTTCTTCCTCCTCATCGCCACCGAAGGGGTTACCCGCCGGGGCGGCGGGAGCGGCAGGCGTAGCCTTGGCTTCGATCAGCTTGGGCTCGGCCTTGGCCTTCGCACCACCCGCTTCGACAACATTCAGGCCGATGTAGCGCTTGGTCTCAGGGTCCTCCTGCGCGGCGTCAACGAAGCCAGCTTCAACGTCCGTCAGATGACGCGCGGGCTGGAACTTCAGCTTCATGGTATCCGCATCAAGGTCGTACATCACACGGGTAACGACGGTGTCCACAGCTTCGCCATTAGCCAGCAGGAACTTCTTGTAGCTCTCGAACGGATGGACGCTATCGACGCCCTTGCCGAACAACGAACCAGCGGGCAGCTGCATCTGGTAGACTTCACCCGATGGGTCACCAGCCACCAACACCGCGATGCGGCGCAGATAGCGACAGGCGCGGCCCTTACCGTTCTCGCCAGAGCCTTCGACGTTCTTGGGGCAAGCGGCGCAGGAGGAAGCCGGCTTGCCGGCGGCCTTGGCGTCCGGAGTCTTACCATCGTTGGACCAGCAGTCAGGCAGCGTAGCCTGCGCGTTAGGGTCGTACTTGGAAGCGTAGAACTGGCGCGACGGCTCCGCCAGCAGGTCAACGACGATGACGTCCAGCTGGTGAGGGACAGCCTTGCCAATCTGCTCCCCGTTCACGATACGCTTGAAAGTACCGTTGAGGTTCAGGCCGATGCGGCGCAGGCTACTGCCGCTGCTACCCATCTTGTCCAGCAGCTTGGACTGCCGGCGTACGGTGGGGACATTGGATGCTTCAGAGAAGATGGTCAGGTTGCTCATACTCATTCACCCTTTTTGCTAGGTTTACGGACTTGGATTACGAACTTGCGGTCGAGTTGAAGGCCCATAGGCATCAGGTCTGGGTTCTCGTCCAGAAACTGCTGCATGTTGCCGTTGTGAATACGCTTTTCGAGGACGAACGGGATGTTCTGTGCGACCACGAAGTTGTACATGGACTCCCAATCATTAGTCCAGTAGCGAGACTGAACACGCCGTGACACAGTCCCCATGGGGGTCTTCACGCTGTCCAGATTGTGCTCGTTGCAGAACTCCAAGATGGAGGAGGAGATAACCTCAAGGCTCTTCTCCAGTTTCTCCATCTGCGCCTCGAACACTTCTTTACGCTTGGCGATGGTATCGCGCACATTGCGGTACGCTTCAACCATCTCTTCAATGGTTACTGTATCCGACATAGTTTGCTCCTTTGGTTGCCGGGGTAGTGGATGTAACAGTCCGCTTAGACCGTGTCAAGTATGCCATGGTACAGGTCGATAAGTTTCTCGTGGTTGGTGATGTTGTTTCGGAGCATGGTGTACAGCCGGGACTCCACCTCGCTGCCCCGGATGTGCATAATCGTCATGGCGTTCTTCTGGCCGGGACGGTTGATGCGGGCGTTGGCTTGGAGGTAGGTCTCCACCGATGTTACAGGCGCGTACCAGATGATTGTGTCTGCTGCCGTAAGGGTAAGGCCGTGGCTGGCGGCCTGCGGCTGGATAACCAGCACCTTCGGGTCGGGGTCGTTCTGGAACTTGGTGACGATATCGCTGCGGCGGTTGACCGGCACCTTACCACTAATGATAGCGCAGCTGATGCCTTCCTTCTCCAGTCTGGCTACCAGTATGTCGATGGTGTGGGTGAAGGGTACGAAGACCAGCACCTTGTTGGACGTCTCGTTGATAATCTCCAGCACCGCCGTGATACGGTTGGAGACGTCGAACTCCAGCACTTGCCCATCGTCCGTGTAGACCGCGCCTCCGCTGATCTGGAGTAGCTTGTTCACCCGTCCGGCGGCGTTGACGGCGCTGACCTCTTCACCCGCTGCCTCGATGAGCAGCTGGCTCTTGAGCTGGTTGTAGTACTTCTTCTGCTGGGGGGTCATCTCCACCTCCCGCTCGACGTGGACAACGTCTGGCAGGTCGAGGCAGTCCTTCTTCTCGAACCGTATCGCCGGCTGAAGCATCTCATGCACGACCGCGTTCGCGTGGGGTTTGGGTGCCCACTTGAACTTGCTGACCGACATCATCACGCTGTCGCGGAAAGGCCCAAAATATTTTGGGCACTTGGGTGTCTCCAAGAGCCGCGCCAGACCGTACGCGTCCAGTGGTGATTGTGCTGCTGGCGTACCCGTAAGCATCCAGACTCGTGGCTTAGTTTCCTTCACGATCCTGTTCAGGATTTTCCAGCGGTTGGTCTGGGCGTTCTTGTATGCCGACGCCTCGTCTACGACGATGAGGTCGAACCCCCCAGCCATGATTGCGTCTAGCGCGGTCGCCACGCCATCGAAGTTGATGATGACGAACTCGGCTCCGGCTCGGATGACCTTCTCGCGCTGCTTGGCACTCCCGTATGCCACGCTACACGCACGGTGCATGGCGAACTTAAAGATATCCTGCTGCCACGCCGACTTCATGATGGACAGCGGGCACAGCACAAGGACGCGCTTCACAAGCCCCTTCTTCATCAGGTAGTCAGCGGCCCAGATGACGCTGGCGGTCTTACCCGTACCTTGCTCGTTGAAGCAGAACGCCCGCTCGCGCAGCGATAAGAACGAAGACGTAACCTTCTGGTGGTCGAAGGGGGTGTAGCGCCCGGTCCACTTATAGTCGCGCAGGATAGGCGACGGAGGATCAAACCCCATCTGCGCCAGTGCCTCGGCCTCCTTATGGCCCCACCTGACCAACACACCCTCACTGGTGTCGACACTCTTCTCGATGGCGTTGGTAACCACGGACGGGTCATCGACGCTGACGAGCAGCGCTTTGTCTTCGATAATCTGCACTAGTTTGCTCCTAGCTTGTTACTTCTTACGCTTGCGCTCGCGTGCGCTAACCTCTGACACGAGGTTGCCTTTGTTATCACGTTGGAACGAGCGGTTCTTAGCCTTCGGCTCCACCCGCAGGCCATCACCGTTGGTGCCGCCCTTATCGAACGCGCGGACGTGGGCCACGTCCATACCGTCGCCCTTCTTGACCTTACCGGTTTTCGCCAGCTTGGCTCGGGCCGCGTTGCGCTTCGCCCGATTTTTCTTCTGCACCGGAGTGCCTTGGTACTTATCGTACTCGTCACGGTAGTTGCGGGCCATCCTCTACCTCCTTCACCTCAAAAAACGGAGCCAGCAGTGTGACGACTTGGCCCGTCGCTAACGACTTAGCTTCTACCACACCCGGCCATGTTTTGCTCGGTCCGAGTACATGGGTAACATAGTACAAGTAGCCGTGCTTGTTAGCCCTACGCTGGTGGTAATCGTCTAGGTCGCTCTTTAGGCTCAGCAGTTTCATCCGCGCCTCCGTGGCCGCCAGTGTTCGCAGGTCTCGACGGGGCACCAACCACATAGCCCACTAGGGTTAGCGTTCCACACACCGTTATCCATGGCCGCCTCCAGCTGGTCCAGCTGGGTCTCGAACACACCCATGTAGGTGGGTAGGTGCTGCCGGTGGTGAATCTTCCTCGGCATCTCCTGACTGACAACGTACAGCAACGCTGAATTGATGATCTCGACCTCGGGGAAGTGGATGAACACCGCGCCGGCCAGCAGGTCCAGCTGCTTCATGTCGGCGTACTTGGCGTTCTTGCCGGTCTTGTAGTCCACCAGCCATGCCTTGCTGCCGTTCACGATGAGCAAGTCAGCGATACCTCGGTACCAAACGTCCTTATCAAAGAAGCCTCGGGGCTCCAACGCCTCGGACACACCGATCTTGATTTCGGCGTATTTGGTGCCTTGCTTTCTCGCCAACGGCTCTACGATGGGGCGCATGAAGGCAAACTTCTCGGGGATGGGTGCCCCCTGCGTGATGAACAACTCAGCCGCTTCGTGGACGGCAGTGCCGTAGTCCGCTGCTTCCCCCGGCTCGTCCTTGACGTCCTTGGCCACCTTCAGGTGGAAGTACTTCTTCGGGCATTGATCGAAGGTTTTGATAGCTGAGTAGGACCAAGCAGTCATTGTGTTGTCAGCTCCCGCGCTAAGCGCTTTATGTTTGCCAGTAGGTTAGCATTAGCATGTTGTGAGCTTTCTGTCTTCTTACCATGAGGGTATACCCCCGCCAGCCGCCCGCCCAGCCGCACCTTGAAGTGCTTGGAACCGGTCTCGATTTCCCACGGCAGGCTGGTCTCTTCCAGCGCCTTCTTCACTTTAGGGTCTAGCCTCATCGGGATTGCTCGACTAACCGCTTACCGAAAAACTCCACCTTCTCTGCCTCATACAGCAAGGTTGACCCCGGCTTACCTCCTCCCTGCCGTAGCGCAGCGCGCCGCCAGATCGCTTTGAAGACGTTCCCCTCGGCGTAGTTCATATCCAACGCCTCGATGATGTCGTTGCACTCGGCAGTGTAGGCGTCTCCACCGCTAGTAGGGTTGGTGACGCCCACTTTGTAGTAGCTGCTACTACCTCCAGTCAGTTCGCTCATTTCAGGTTACCCCCGCTCTTCAGGATATCACCGTCGTATGTATACGTGCCGGTGTGGGTCAGGCGGACAAAGGGGTGTGCATGGACTTTGCCGCCGTGCTTCCGCCACAGCTCACAGAAGTGGTAGTCCTCCGACAGAAGGGCTCCGCTCTCGTCGATACTGGTAGCGAAATACTCATGGGTGAGCGGCCTAGCATACTCACCCGTATCTGGGTCTTGGAAGGACGACACCCGGTAGGTCGGCACATGCGGCGCAAGGTGTTCGAACACCTCCCGTTTGATGAGCATGAAGCCAGTGCCACCATGGCGCACTTCGATAACGCCATTCTCGTCGGTGCTGGCATCTTCGCTGCCAACCATGTTGAACACGAACGCGCCGCCGTAGTCATGCAGGTCTTCCTTACCCGCAGCCGCCGCCCGTTTGACGCTATCCCAGTTCACTTCCTTCTTGGGGTAGATGCCACAGGCGATATCCCGGTCAGCGGCCATAAGTTGCGCCACTGCGTCCCCGTTGAAGCCGATATCGGCGTCGATGAACATCAGGTAGTCGTGGCCGCTCGCAAGGAAGACACGCGCCAACTCGTTGCGGGCGCGAGTGATAAGGCTCTCGTTGGTGATCTGACACCAAGCCACATGCACACCCAGTTCGCGCATCTTGGCCACCGTGAAGAGCAACCCCTGTACGTAGGCACCCGTACACATACCGCCGTACATGGGAGTAGCGATCATCAACGTCGGGCGCTTGCTCGGCGTTACCTTGAACTCGTCAACCATCGGTTTACACCTTCTTACAGTTGTAGACTTGTCGCTGCGCGGCAGCAACGGTCACCCCGAAATGCTCGGCAATTTCCTCATAGGACTTACCGTCTACGTACATATCCCAAACCACTTTCCGCCTTTCAGGCGTCCACCAACGATGGGTTTTGCGGTGCTGGATTACGATGTTGCGCGTCACTTCTTGCGCACAACGAGTTGGTACCCAACGTGGACAATGTCAAGTGATTCCGCGAAGATGTTGGTGAAGGTGTCGATTGCGATCTTCGGGCGATGGAGGATGTCGCGGCTCTCGCCCCACATATAATCATCAAACACCATGATGCCGCGTTGCTTCAGCAGCGGCCACGCCATGCAGGCGTCGGTCAGCACATCCTTGGCGGTATGGCTACCGTCGATGTAGATGAAGTCGTAGGTACCAGCCCATTCAGAGATTTCCTGTGCCAACCCTTCAGTAGAGGTAGCACGATGG